AGGCTCCAGATCCTGGCCGGTATCGTGATGCCAACACCGGCCTGGCCGATGCCGTAGAAGCCGCCGCCATAGGATCCGGTGCCCCAACCAAACACCGTGACCGAGGTCTCGGTGCCGATTGCGATCTGGTACTCGAAGCTCACCGCGCCGCCGCCACCGACCACGGTGGTTGTGGCCGGGAAGTCGGCCTCGATCGTGTAGCTGCCGGCGTCGATCACGGTGTCGACCTGGAACTCGTCATTCAGATCCAGCCCGCTGGTTATGGCCGCGCCCGCGTACGTCACATAGTCGCCAGGCTGCAAGCCGTGGGCGGCATCGTTCACTACGACCGTCTGATCCCCCGCCGTAGTATCGAACGGGCCAGCCAGGACGCCGGAATCCCGTATCGGGGTGATGTCGAACAGGATGCCGTTGTTGACCACGTAGAGCTTTTCGTGCGTGCCAATAGCGAGCCAGATTTCGTTCTCCAGGTCGGCCCAGTCATGTAAAGCCCTGGACTCGCCGTTGTAGCAGATTTCATCCTGCTGAAATTGGGGTGCCACGACGAATGATTCGGGAAAGGCTGAGCCGTCTGCGTTGCCATTGGCTGATCCTGGAGTCACTAGGAGACTGCTGGTTGAGACCTGGGCTCCGTCCGCTGCCACTTCCTCGAACGGGAAAATGTTGATGTCGAACAGATCCGCGTCCGCCGGCAAGGACTCGGTCAAACGTACCGTGGTAGTCGCCGGCATGACCTGGGACAGGAACCGCACCACGTAACTGAGGTTCGCGGTCGTATCGAACATGTCGGAGGTCCGCACGAACATCCGCAGGCCCAGCGCGCCAGTATTGTCGACCGGCGCCGGCAGGGGATCCTGGAGCGTGATTGCGGTTGCGCCTGACAGGATGTCGTTTTTCAGGATCGTCCAGTGCGGCCCGCCGGCAGTGAGATCGATGCGGATCGCTGTGCCGGCCTTCAGATAGGTGGTGATCGGCGTGGTGACCACCAGGTTGACCGAGCCGGTGGTCCCGCCCGAAGCCACGTCATCCGCCCCGCCAAACTCGTCCGGGTACTCGATCACGAACGCATCGCCGATCGCAGCCGTGGCAGCAGCGTCGATAAAAAACACGAACGAACCTTCGACCCCGTTGACGGCGTCACTGATGAAATTGGTCCCCCACACGCCCGTGATTGAGGTGCCGAATAGCCAGATCGGATCTCCGTCAGCGACCGTGAACGCGCTCTCCAGCGGGATCGTGGTGGCGGTCGCGATGTAAGTCCCGGACAGGCCGGTGAATTGGGTCGTGGCCAGGTCCAGATCGCCGTCTTCGGTGCCCAGAGATGACAGGATCCAGCCGCCAATCTTCTCCGGTAGGAGCTGGCGGAAGCGGATTTTGTCGCAGGTCTTGTACCTGCTGGTAGCGCCGCGGTCGGTCTCCTCGGTCATGATGCCCGGGGCGAGCGTGAGTTCCAGTAGTTGTCTGTAGCCAGCCATCAGTCTGTAATCGATTGCCACATGGTCATTGGATTGAAGTTGATGATCCGGGTGCTGGCCGCGATCCAAGCCGTGCCGTCCGCTTTCAAAATCTCCCAGTTCGCGTTTGCCGGCGGCACGCTCAGGTAGGCCCGCTCCAGGGTACCGTTCTCGATCACCCAGATCGTCACGATGCGGTTATCACTGGTCGGCTCGCCCGGGATCAAAGCCGACGGCACTCCGCCAACCCCGGTGAAGTCGAACTCGAACACGGTGGTGCTGACCGTGGTCGTGAACCCGCCGAACGTCATGTGCGTGAGGTTGCCCTGGATGAAGTAATTGATCGTCGCTAGAGTTGAGCCCCCGGTCGCGCTGGCGATCGCTGGCGTGACGGTCGAATAGGTGCCGCCCGAGGAGATCGTATTGCCGGCAACATCCACCGGCCGCACCAGATCCGAGGTCGCATCCACCCATACCATCGAGTATTGCCCGGTCCCGATCACGACGCCGGCGTTCAACCCGGTCTTGAACTGCACGTCGAACCCGGGGCTGGTTTCGTTGCCGATGATGTACAGCTTGTCCAGGGTCGGGAACACAATCTCGCGCTCAGTCCCCGGAATACCGACGGCTTTGATAAACATCGGCCGGGCGGTGTCGATGAAGCCATCGTTGGTGTCCAGCAACTGATTGCTCGCGGTCACGTCGATCAGAGCAACGCCTGCCATCGACTGCTCCACCAGATCCGTGACGCCGCGGTTGTACAGCGTGCCCCACTGGTTCACGTTGGCCATGTCGGTCTGCAGGATAAAGCGCAGGTTGTTGGTGAAAGTGTCAGCCATTAAAAAACATTCTCGGTCGGGTACACGGCATTGATGGCCTGCTCCTGTTCGATTGTCTGCCCGCTGGTCCAAATCACACCATCGCGCCGATCGAAGTGCCGGAAGCCACCGAACTGGGGCTCGATTTTGAACACGATCGGGTGCCGGCCCTGCACGCTGCCGTTCATGTAGCCGCCATCAACGGCCTGAAAAAACCCACCAGGACCAGGCACAATCTCTTCAGGCCACGGGCCGCCGGGAGAGCCGGACACCGATGGGAAAATCGACACGGTGCCAAACGCCAACGTGATCAGATGCGGCCCCCATGGCGGGATCAGGTGCATCGCGGTCTTGCCCTGCGAGCTGTAACGGGTCGTGATCGTGGTAAACGGCGGGCCGCCCTGGATGTCCGCATCGAAGGTCTGCCAGTTCGCTGCCGCGATCACCAGTTCACCACCCAAGCTGATCGCAAAGACGTTGTCCAACACCTCGTCGACCATCAGCAGCAGCACCTTGCCGACCGCCACCGTGACCCCGGTGTTGGTGACCGTGCGCAGACTGACGGTGTCGTCGGAGGCGTTGTACAGCACATAGAACTTCTGCACCGGTAAGCCGCCGGAGATGTCCGGCACGGTGATGTCACGCGGCACGCCTGGGGTTCCGATGACCCGCAAAATCACCGGCCGGCTCGTGTCGTCACCGCCGCTGACCGCCGTCAGCAGGATGTCGCCTGCAGTGACATCGAGGTCCGCCTTGCCTGCGACCGCCTGCTCGATCAGCTCGGTCACCTCACTGTTCAGATCCGGGCCCCACACGTCCAACTTGGCGCCCACCTCTTGCTGGTTCAACCTGATTCGTGGTGTGAATAAATCAACCATTACGTTATCGTCCTCCCATACATCATCGCGAAGACAGCATCGAGCGGAAGGATAATCCGCGCAGACGGGGCCAGCCAGGCCGTGCCATCGCCTTTGAAGATGTCGACCCCGGTCCCATTGACCCGCACCCGTGAAAAGGCCTCCGTCGGGACACCGTTTTCAAGCACGAACATGACCTGATCCATGGCCCGTAAATTCGGCATGTCATCCAACGGGAAGGTCCCGGTAAACGGTTCATCCGAAAACAGGGTGGAGGCCACCGTCACCCCTGCGTTCCACATCATCGAAGTCCAGCCGATGTTGCCCTGGTGATTGGTGGCGTGATTGAACGAATCGACGCCGGCGGTCGCGTCCGGGACTATGCAGAAAGTTCGCGTGAACGGGCCGGCTTCCGAGACCGCTGCCCCGCCGCCGCCGGTAGCCACCTGGACCTGGCGCACTTGATCGGCGAGTTCATCGACAAAAACGATCTCGCGTTCGTTCTGCTCCACCTTCACCCCGGACCCGAGCAGAGTCTTGAAGGTGACCCCCGCGCCGCTGCCATCATTCGCGACGATGTAGAGCTTCTCCTTGGTAGGCACAATCACTTCCCGATTCCCAGACGCCGCCGACGCGGTGACGACCAGGTGCATCGCGCGGGCTTCATCCGGTGTGCCAGGTGTGGAGGATAGGACCACATTGCCGGCGGTGACATCGATCTCGGTACGCCCAGCGATCGCGTCATCCACCAGCGCAATGAAGCCCAAGTTGTGGATGTCGCCCCACACGTCGGTGTTGGTGCCGGTCTGCTGTTTGGTCAGACCCAGGCTGGGTGTAAATGAATCGGTCATGGCTGCGGTGTGGCGCTCCTGGCCGCGTTCCTAATGGGGGCATAGTCACCACGGAGCTGCCGGCGCAGAATCGTCCGCCGGGCTGTCATGGTCTCCTGGTAGAGCGTCTTCCACTTATCCACGTCCGGCTGGTCCGACTTCAGGTAGGTCTCGGCGAAAATCATGCAGGAGTACAGCAGCACGTCGCCCTGGTGATCCCCGATCCAGGTGTTCTCGTTGCCAGTGCCCAGGATCAAGGCCGCGTCTCTGGAGATCTCGCGCAGCTCGAAGGCATAGGTGTCATCCGGCGCCGGCACCATGAAGAACTCGGTGTCGCTGTACTCGGAGTAATAGATCGGCTCGGCGGTGACGCTCTCGTCCGGCGAGAAGTCCTGGCAATACTCGTAAGTGCGCCGCTGCAGGTAGCGCCGGAGCCCGGTGGCGCCTGAATCACGCAGGAACAGCGAGCGGGTGCCCTGCCAGGTCGCCGTCGGCTTGATCGACTGGATGAACACCGACGCGGTCAAGGCCCCGGTCCGGACTCGATCGAACAGCTCCAGGTTGAAGTCCGCGTACAGTCGCGACTCGCCGTTGGCCACGATCGTCGGCATCTCGGCGACGAACTCCGCGCTGGAATCCTCCGCCACGTCCTGGATCTCAGCGATCAGCTCGGTGTATGTGAATGCTGTTGTTGTTGGCATTAGAGTACTGCTCCCACTGCTATTCCGCGCCACGTCTCCAAAGCGCCGTCAGGATCCGCAATGTCAGTCCAGTCGATCCCATCGCGGCTCATCACGAGCCTTGGCGCGCTGTCATCGCAGGCAAAAAACTTGCCGAGTTCCTCTGCCCACACGACACCCT